ACAAGGGATGAATCTTGGAAACTTATGCACCCATGACCGACTATGAACGAACACGCGATCAATTCAACGCCCGCGCCGTCTGCCAATGGGGCAAACGGCCACGTCTCGACTACGAGCCTGGGTGCCTCTTTGTCGAGTGCGCCGAGGCTGATAAGTGCCGTTGTCGATTCGCTTCCGGCGAGGGTGAATCCGCCAACGTTTTCTTGCTCGAATGGCATCGACGTTTTGCCAAGTAAGACGTGCGCTCGCTGCCTTGGCCGTGGGCGCGTGATCGTGAACGCTGGCACAGGACTTTTGGCGGATTGTCGAGCCTGCATCCCATGAGCACTAAACGACGAGAATCAGCCAAGCGCATCTAGAGAACTATCAGACGCTTTGCCATCCCTGCCACAAGGCCAAGACGGCCCGACTGGCACGCGAACGCGCAGAGGCCAGACGAGCGCAACAACAAAAGCCGTTGACTCATACGAGCTGGCTTGTATAAATGCAGCATGAAAGCGACCTGCCCCAAATGCAACACGGCCTTCGAGGTCAAGACGCTTGCCAGCCTGGGCGGCAAAGCTCGATGGAAGGGCGTCTCTGTTGCTGAACGGTCCAAGATCGCCCGGAAGGCCGTAAAGGCTCGCTGGGCAAAAGCCATGACCAAACTCCAACCCTTCCTCAAGGCATGAAAGCCCATTCTCCAATCCTGCGAGAATTTGCCCTGACTGAGCGCAAACGCGGCGCTAAGATCAGCGAAATCTCGGCGCGGCTCAAATTGCCATCCAGCACCGTCAAGGCGTGGCTATTTCGCGGACATGCAACCAGCCATGCAACCATCACGACAGGAGCAAAACACAACAAGCATGCAACCGGACATGCAACCGGCCAGTGGATGCAATCGCTCCACCACGAATCCGCGCACTTTATCGTGAACAGCCTTCCGGCATGCTCGAACGCCGACAACGGGGCCAAGATCGTGCCCGGCATGGCGTGGCTGCCGCATGACGGCTGCGTTCGGAAGTGTCTGCGGTGCATGAAGAAGGTGGAGAACGACACCATCGAGAAAGACCCGCAACACTTTCAAACGGCCCTCGACCGCATCCGCTCCGAAGTCCAGAGCGCTCTGCTATGAAGGCCAACGCATAGCTCATGGATGCCGCACCTCCAGCCCTCGACCTCGCGCATGATGCCCCTGCGGCAGCCGCGCACCTCCAACGCCGACGCCCCGCCGAACTCGTCGCCGACATCGTCGCCCGCACCCTCGGCCCCCGCTTCACCAAACAGGTCGAAGCCTAGCTCCCGTCAATCCGTCAACCTCGTCACCACACACGCCCCATGCCCCTCGACACCTCCCAAATCGCGTTTGCCAAAGACCTCCTCAAAGCCTTCCGGGATGAATGCCCACCCCGCCTCGCGCACGAGCAGGTCGGCACCGCCGACGCCGTCCTTACCCTCGTCACCACCATCGAGGCCGTCGCGCCCAAGGCCGAACTCTGGACCACCTCCCCCGACCCCGCGGACATCACCGGTCACTCTCCCCTCGGTGACCATCTCTACATCACCCGTCGCCATTTCGGCCTCACCGTCTGACCGCCATGCACGCCACCCCACCCACCCCTTATACCGCCACCCAAGTCGTCCACCTCCTCGGCGGACCCTTGGATGGCGAGTCCCACGAGATCCCCGCCAGCGCCTCCGCTCTCGTCTTCGAACCCGCCGGCAACGCCGAATACTGGGACGGCGACACCACCCACGCTGCCATCCCCCTCGCCGGCCACAGCTACTTCCACAACCCCTTCGCCACCCAGCGCCTTGGGCGCGAAACTTTCACCCATCACCCCACCCTCCGCTGGGACTTCGGCGCACCCATCAGTCAATTCGGTCACCCCGGTCAATAAAGTCACCACACATGTGGGCGCGGACAGGTGCCCGCGTTCATGTGGGGCGAGTGAAGACATCAACAACATGAGTGACAACCCAAGATATACAGTTGGCGACATCGTTCGCCTCAAAGCAAACGACATGGTGCGCGGCTTTCGCGTGTGGAAAGTGAATGCGGTCTGCCTCGGCGGAGTCGGCCAAGAAAGCAACTATCAACTCGCCCCGCTTGATAAAACACAAGGCGGTGACGACACGGTGGCGAAGCGCGATTGCTTGGTGCCGTGCTGGCTACTCGAAACACACCCAGGAATCGAGCGAGTGTAGGCTGACGCGCAGCGTTCGGAGCAGCGCCACGGTTCGAGTTGACTTTACGACCTGCATTCAACCTCATACAAGCATGCCTGCATTGAAGAATCTAAAGCACGAAGCCTTTGCCCGAAATGTCGGCATTCATGGCATGTCGGCAGCGGAGGCCTACCGGACTGGATGGCCTAACTGCTCTGAGGCGACGGCAGAAACGACCGGCCCTAAGTTGGCTCGCGATTCTCAGATCAATCTCAGGATTATGGAGTTTAGAGAAGAGGCAGCAAAGCGAGCGGCTGAAAAAGACTTCCTGACCGTCGAGGAAAAGCGGGCGTTTCTGGCGAAGATCGTTCGGACGCCCATTGGTGAGGTAGATGAAAACTCCGACTTGTGCCAAGAGTTCAGCTTTGATGTCATCGGCGGAGGTGCACGCGGCAAACTCAAGCGAGGCCAAGCCGACGAAGGGAATGAAGTCGAAGAACCGCCTCGCGAGCGGTTGAAATTCAAGATGCCATCCAAGCTCGACGCCATCAAGATCGACAACGACCTTGCGACCGATGGGGCGCAGGCGGTCGGCAACAAGGCTGTCGCGGATGCCCTGCCAGACCTCGCGGCAGTGGTGGCGAGCATTTTCAAACCAAAGGCATAACGATCCACAATGACCACCACCGTCACAGCCGAGCAAATGGCCGCGTGCCTGGGCGACAAGCGATGGCGGCTCAACAACCTCATGCAGATTCTGCCCGAGGACGACGAGGACGGCGGGCTAATCCCGTTCGTGATGCGTGCCGAGCAAGAGCAATTCCTGCGCGAGCGCCACCACCGCAATTTCGTTCCGAAGGCTCGCAAGCTGGGCATGTCAACGCTGATCGTGCTCGACAACCTAGACGAGGCCCTGACGGTCCCGAATACCCATTGCGCTATTGTGGACTACCGCGAGGACGACGCCTTGAAGAAGCTCGACATTGCCCGCCGGGCGTGGAAAGAGGGGCCACGGCATCCGAATCCTGTCATTGCTCACATTTGGGCACAGATTCACAAGGGCTTGAAAATGGTCAAAGACACGACGGAACGGCTCGAATGGTCAAACGGCTCCTGCATGGAGGCCTCGACCTCGTTCATGGGCGGAACGCCTCGCCGCATTCACTGGTCGGAAGCAGGGCCGCAGTCTGCCCATGCGCCGGATCGCGCCCGGAAGGTCAAACGAGGCACCCTAAACGCCATCGGGGCAAACGGCATCATCGATGTAGAAACGACAATGGAGGGCGGAGAAGGCACGCCAGCCCGTGATCTGTTCGACCTCGCGCTTTCGATGGTAGGCAAGCCACTGTCTCGCATGGACTGGCGGCTTCACTTCTTCCCGTGGTATGGGCATCCGTCCTACGACCTGCCCGGCCATGTCCCGCAGTCTGACGAGGTGCTGAAATACGCGGCAGAGATGCAGGCAAAGCATGGAATCAGCCTCTCGGCCTCGCGCTGGGCATGGTATGAGAAAAAGCGCCAAGAGCAAAAAGACGACGTATGGACGCAGTTTCCGACCGTCGCCGAGGAGGCAATTCGCACCGTCATAGCTGGGCAAATCTTCCCCGGCATGGTGACGCTGAAAGGGGCTGGCCGCATCCGACCGCTGACCATCGAGGCCAAGTATCCGCTCTGGACCTTTTGGGACATCGGCAACGACGGCCTTTCGTGCTGGCTGGGCCAACAGGTATTCCGTGACATCTTGTGGCATCGCTTCCGGTTTACGACCGGCCAAGGGGCCGTCATGGCTGCCGAGTGGATCACGCAAATGGAGCAAGAGACGGGCCGGAGCATCGCCAAGCATTTCTTCCCGCACGATGTGGACTATCGGGACAGGGGATATTCCAAGACCTACCGGCAGCAGCTTGTGGACGCTGGCGTTCCGAATCACAAGATCATCACGGTTCCGATTGCCGGCGACAAATGGGACGGCATCAACGCCGTGCGTGACCGGCTGCCGCGAATGTGGTTTGACCCTGCCTGCGAGACGCCGCAAACCGACGAATACGGCGACAAACTGCCATCCGGCGTCGGATGCCTGAGCAACTACCGGACGCAGCCAAAAGCGGCAAGCGGGGCCATTCGCGCCCTGCCCTTGCACGACATCAATTCGCACGGGGCGGACGCGATGATTACCTTTGGGGCTGCCGACGAGCAGGGTTTCATCAACTCCAATATCGAGGCCGGAGACGAGCCGCGATTGAAACGCCGCGCCGCTGTGGCAAAGTTCAGCTTTGTAGGGAGACGATGAAATTCCGGTCTATCATTTACAATCGGCAGCGCGTCATTATTGACTCCGCCGAGTTTGCCGTGTGGCAAGACGCTGCAAAATGGATCCGGGAATGGAGCGGCGAAGGCAAGAAATGGAGTGAAATTTTGCACCTATGACCCCCATTGACCACATCCGCAGGCTCTACCGGCTCAATCCCGGCATGAGCTTCGATGACGACCTCAAGGCGCATTTCGAGCGAGGCTACGTCGTTTCGACACCTGAAGCCTTTGCGATGGGCCGCCCCGTCCGGCGCGATTGGACACCCGAAAGGCTCAACAATCCGTTCCATGCGGAACCTGCCGCAACGGCGGATTGCTGGTTTATTTGGGTTCTGGCCGGTGACTTGAGCGTCGCGGCTCGATGGCTGCCGTTTGACCTGCCGTGGCTGGGGTTTGCCCGGCGAGGCAAGGCGGCAAAGTTTGTAAAGGCGTCAAGGCTGTTGAGCAAAGCGGCGCAATGAACGCAAAGCGCGTAATTTTGAACGGCAAATGAACGGGAACGCCAAGTTTTCAACGGCTAGGCAACGGCGGGCACTGCCGAAACTGCCAAAACTAGGTTTTGGCGGTTTTGGCAGTTCATGTCGAGTGGGAATTACTCCGTTAAATCCGCTGCGAAATGGGCGAGAAAAGCGGGTAAATGACCAGTTTCACGCAGTTTTTCCGGGGTTTGCTATGGTCACGGTTGCGCTCAAAACCGCCCAAAAGGCACAATTTAGCGCAATCGCTTTGCTCCAGAAAGCACTTGCAAAAGCCAAGTGAGTTCCGCCTAAACTGCCCATGCGGCAGATTAACCTCTCGACTTTCCTCAATTTCGGACGGCCTCTTTATTTCGGCGGCGGCGGTGGTGGCGGAATGCCAGCCTCGCAAGTCCAGGCGGCCCCGATGGCTGACACCGAAGCAGCCAAAGCCAAGACGGCAGACGCCAATCGTCGGCGCATTGGTGGCGTCGATGCCCTCAAGGGCACGGCGATTGCTGATCTGGCCCAAAAGGGCAAAACCAAAACCCTCGGAGGCAGCGGCTACACTGGCGAGGCATGAGCGCGGAAATGTCCAAAGCTCAAAAGCTGTGCGAACGCTGGCAGACCATGCAGGCGGATCGTATGCCGTGGCTCGTCCAGTGGCAGGAAATCGCCGACCTGATGGCCCCGCGCTCGGCAGGCATCAGCACAAAGACCAATCTGCCCGGCACTTCGCGGGAAGCTACGCTGTTTGACACGACAGCAGGGGATGCGCTCCTGACAATGGCCGGGGGCCTCATGTCGTGGATGATGCCCGCAAACGAGCCGTGGTTTGGCTTCGAGCCGGTGCGCGAGCTTCGCGGCTCGGATCGCGTCAAAAAGTGGACGCAGGAGTGCGCGGAGCTTGGCCGGGAATACCTGTCCAACTCCAGCTTCTACACCGAGTCGCACGAAGATTTGCTCTCGCATTGTGGCTTTGGCACCTCCGCGCTGTACTTTGCCCTCGAAGACGGCGAGCTTCGTTTCGAGCATCTGCCGACTGGCTCTTACTGCATCGAAGAGAACCGCTTTGGCGTGGTCGATACGCTGTTCCGTGAGTTTGAATGGTCGATTGAGCAGGTCGCCAAGCATTTCGGCGAGGAAGCTCTTTCGGCCAAAAGCCGCGAGGCGCTCAAGGATGACAAGCGCAGGCTCGCCAAGATCAAGATTTTGCACGCCGTCTATCCTCGACCGAACGACGAACGCCCGCGAGACGAGCTTTCTCGCATGGCCGATTGGGGCAAGGCGTTCGCGTCCTGCTACGTCGAGACGGCGGAAAAGAATCTCCTGCGCGAGTCGGGCTTCGATGCGTTTCCGTTCTCGGTGGGCCGCTATCTGAAATGGACGGCGCTGGAAGGGAAAACCGCCTACGGCTACGGGCCGGGCTTTGCGGCGCTGCCTGACACACGGCAAATCAACTTCCTGCAAATGATGATGGATTGCGAGGCTGAAAAGCGCGTGCGTCCTTCCATGATCGCAGACGAGCGACTGGAAGGTGACATTGTGCTTTCTGCCGGTGGCATCACCTACATTTCGCAGGGCATGTTTGAGCCAAAGCCCATTCAGGTCGGCGGAGACTACAACGTGGGCCTAGATCGCGTGAAGATGCGGCAAGACGCCATCCGGGCCAAGTTCCACGCCCAACTCTTCAACATGTTCGAGGGACTCGATGGCGTCAGGACCGCGACGGAAATCAACGAGCGTGCTGCCGAGAAGATCACGGCCATAACGCCGGCGTTCTCTCGTCTCGCCACCGAGAAACATACGCCGATGCTCAAGGCGCTGTTTGGGCAGTGGCTTGAAGCCGGAATGTTGCCAGCGCCACCCCCCGAAGCCATCCAGCGCATTTCCGATTCGGTCGGGATGGTGCCGAATCCGGCCATTTCGTTCTCGTCTCGCCTCGCTCTTGCAATTAAAAGCCTGCGCAACGTCGATGCGGATCGCCATATCCAACGCATCACGGCCATTGCGCCGCTGCGTCCCGAGGTCTTGGAGCCGTTCGATTGGCTCGCCTGGGCGCGTGGTTCTGGGCGCGATGCTGGCGTTCCTACGGATTACATTTTGGACGAGGAAATCGTCCAGCAAAACATGGCTGCAAAGGCACAAGCGCAGGCCGCACAGGCTCAAATGGCGATGCTCGAACAAGGCGCGAAGGCGCTCGGCAGCGTCGGC